TCATTAGTGAAATAATCTTTAGTATTAGATTTAAAATCCTCATGTTGTTGTTGAGCTGTGTTTTGCTCTTCATTATAGCGATTGAAAAAGTCCATAGCTTTTTGTTGGTCTTGTGTCATACCAGGTCTCAACTTGATTTCCTCGTAATATTGACTTTTTAAACCATCTAAGTGCTTTCGTGCTTTAGCAACCTCTTCTTTATACGCAAGTTTCTTTTTACGAATCTCACGTTCCTCGTCCACTTCTTCATCAAATGAAAAATTATCTTCAATCATGAAGTTAATTTCGCTTGAATCTAAGTGTGATTTAGCTTGTTTGTAATACTCTCTTAACAAAGTATCGTTATCTACATTAGTGTAGTCAGCGTTTAATCTAACGTAATCTTCTAATGTTCCACCTGTTTCTTTCATAAAGTCTACGACTTTTTCGATGTTCTCAGGTAATTTAGCTACCTCCCTTGCCTCTTCAGGTGTAGGAGCAATAACTTTTTCTTCAATCTTTTCACCTAGTTGTACTATTTCTTCTTCAACAACCTCTTCAATAGGTTTTACTTCTTCTTCTTTAATTTCAGAAACTGGGCTGGACTCTGGTACTTGTTCGTCCACTTTAGGGCTATCTCCGGTTTGTTCTTCCACAACCACCTTCTTTGTTTCTCCGACTTGAATGGCATCTGTTTCTTTTTTAGGTTCTTCTTTTTTTGATAAATCGACTTTAATAATATCGTTTTTTACCAGTTGTTTAGGCTTCTTTTTTATTTTAAAAGAGCCTTCTTCTTTTACTTGTTCTGACATAATATAATATAATAAAAATTAATAAAAGTTTATAGCTGTGTAAACTGCTCTAAACCAAATCCGCCTAAGTTATCATTACCAGTTGATTCAAAATCTGTAGGTAGTAAATCGTTTTGACGTTGTTCAATCATTTTTGATTGCTGTGTTGCTTGTATTTTAGTTCTTTTATCTTTACGATCTTCTATAAATTGTTCTTTTTGTTTGTCTCTACCAATTTGAGCTTGAGCTAGTTGCAAACTGTATTGAAACTCTTCAGCCATTAATTGTTTTTTAATTAATGCTTCTTGTTCCATTCTTTGTATTTCAAACTGAGATTTAGCTTGTTCAATTTGTATTTCTGTTTGAGCTAAAGCCTCTTGCTTTTGTACTTCGTTTAAAGCGGCTTGTTCAGATTGCTTCATGTTTGCTTCCGCTTGAGATTGAATCATAGCTTGTTGATTAGCTTGATCTCTTTTTTGTTTTTGTTTTCTCTTAAGTTTTAACATTTGATTTGCTAGCTTAAGATTTTTTATCTGTCTAATATCGATAGCATCTTCTAAGTCTATACCTTGATTTTGTAGAGCTATTTGTATATTTTGTTCTAACTGAGCTTTTTCTTCTTCATCAGGCTCTAGTTCTAAGTATATACCAAAATCATGTAGATTTAATTGACTTATTTCTTTTAAAGTTTCTACATTGTAAACAGATATGCTTTGTTTAAGAGAGTTTGAAGTTAATGGAAAATCTAAAGCATCCGCAACTCTCAAAGAAATATTTTCACAATTTCTTACAGTTAAATAAAGTATAGCATCTAATATGTGTTTTGTAGCTATGTTAGAAGCATTGGCAGCCATTTTTTGCAATCCGACTAAAGCGTCTTTGTCTGGTAAACTGCCATCTCTTGCCTCGTTAAGTCCAGTTACATCTCTTATCATCTGTAAGTAATATTGATAAGTTCCTATAAGTGACTGTATTTTTCCATTAGAACTAGAAGTTTGTAATTCTTGAATAGGTACCTTACCTCTATTGGGATCTCCATCTTGCGTTAAGCTTCTACCAACTATACTACCAGTTTGAAAATACATATTTAACGCTTCTTGTGGATTATAGTTAGTACCATTACCTAAATCAACTTCCGCTAAACCATCAACATCAACAAACACACCATCCGGAACCATGCGTTGTATTACTTGTTGTAATTTTAATGACGTTAGCTGTATCATATCAGCAAAACTTGTACATCTACTAACTAAAGATTCAATACGACCTTGATATAAATTAGGTGCGCATATATTGTAATTCATTTTAACCTTAGTAGAATCGCTATTAGGTCTTGTCATGTTTTCAGCGAGCTTCCATTCTAACATTTGTGGAACACCCATTACTTTAGCTCCACTAAATAAAACTTCTATTGACCTTGAAACTCTATTAAAGTTATCACTTTCAGGTGGATTAAACGTATCAGATTTTTGTAACGTTTTTTCTAAACCAGAATCAGTCTTTTTTATTTTAAACACCTGATCAATAAATGTCTTGTATTCAAAGAATAATATTTGAACTAAATCATTATCGTAATTAGGATTAGCTATATAACCATCACGACCAGGATATTTAACCATTTTTTCTAATTCAGCATCGGTAATGTAAGGAAATCTTTTCTTTATTTCAGCTAAAGTCATAGATTTTATTTCACCAACATAATATGTGTCTTCAAAATTAGGATCATTTGTATATGAATAAACCAAATTTGCCGGGTCTACATAGTCAACAACTACACCATTAGATTTATTAAAACTTGTTTTAGAGGCACCTATGCCTATCGTAACTACATCTTCTATTATTCTTTTTTTAGTTAAATGGTATTTGTTATTAGCTAAAATATTTTCTATCACTTCTTCTTCAGCTATTTCTATAGCTTGTTTGTAACTTAATTGCATGTGCAATTCAAGCTCTTCTTGTGTTCTTGGTAGATTAGCTGGCGCAATATTAGAAGCAGAAAAATCTTGTCCTGTTGTTTCTTTAGCTTGTTGTATTAATTCTTGCCCATACATATCTTCCATTAAATTTGTAGCATATGTAGTTCTTTCTTTTAATGATCCAGGGTCTTGAGAAAAAGCTTTTATATCATAATCTTTAGCGGCTATACCATTTACTACTATATCTACAAACTTAGGTATAATAGGTACTGGCTTCCAGTCTAAATTTAAATAAGACAAATCACCATTAATAGATAATTCATCTTTATATTTTTGTACACTCTGCTCGCCTCTAGCGTATAATCTTAAATGATGAAACTGTTGATAACCCGTATTCCATCTACTACCGTTTACTCTACCACCTCTAAACCATTCATACTCAATAGCTTGACCAACTAGCAAACCATATTCTAAAGATTTCTTTTCCTCCTCAGATACCATCTGATTTGGAAACGCACTATTAACACCAGTGTTTAATTTCATCTATTAATTATTTTTGATTCATTGCCTCTATTATCATACTTAGAAAAGTTTAAATTTACAGGTTGTTTTATAACCTCGGCAACGGGTCTATATTTGTTTTTATTGCAAGCCATGATCGCTAGACCAGAGCTTATTGATGCATCATGTTTTGTTCTATTGTTTATATCAAAAGCAGCCCAGTCTTCTAATGTACGTTGAAAATACATCGTTCCATATTGTTCATTGTTATATCCAATAAACATCTCTATATAAGCTTCAATAGCAGCAGCATGCGCCTGTTTAACATCTTCACTTGAATTAGGTATACCACCTATTTCTTTTTCTGTTACAGATAATTTATGCATTGTTTTATCTGGTCTGTTCATAGAGTAACCTCTATAACCTCTTCTTTTAAAATGATATAATAATCTAGGTTTGTTATTTTCTGCAAGTATAGGCATACCGTAAAACACGCAAGCCATAAGTACATCTTCAAAAAATATTTCAGCAGTCTGAGGTCTAGCTATATATTCTAAAAATAATAAGTTAGGCGGAGCATCTTCCATACTAAACTTAGTTAAACCATGTAATGATCCTTTAGATCCTCTACCATCTACAGTTCCTGATATATCATAACTGTCACAACCAAAAGCACCCATGTGATCATTGCCAGGAAACTTTCTACCATTTTTTATAAGAACTCTATTTTGTTGATCTTTATTTGGCACCCATGAAACATAAAACCTACCTTGATTGCTTGGAACAAACATAACGCTTGTATCTTTAATCCCACCTTCCCACTGAAAATTACCCTGCGTAACAACGTTAGAGTGTTTTAAATCTTCATTGTAATCTATTTGTTCATAGATCTTTGTAAGATTAAACAGTGATTGTTTTGTTTCATCTCTGAATGCATGTTTCTCAGTACGTGGAAATTGTCTATATAATTCATTAAGTGCATCAGGATCGTCCTTAAGACCATCTACTTCATTCTCCCAGTGTTCTATTACACCTATTTCAATCGGGAAGCCATCAGGTCCCGTCTTTTTTTCTTTGGGTGTCTCAAAGACAGGTAATCCATAAGAATCAATGTATCCTTCGTAATTCCACTCCATAGGAATGAACAAGCTATATAATCCCGAGCTAGTCTGCCCATTGCGGTTTCTTCTGGTAACGTCTGAGTCATCATATAATTTTTTATAATTTCTACCTCCTTTATCTAAAGCATTTGACGTTGAACCCATCATACACTTACCTATAATTCTAGAACCTAATCGTAAACAAGTTTTTGTAACCCTCCAGTTGTTTAATATATTGTCAGGTTTTTCCCATTTACCTGATTCATCATGTACAAGTAGTTTTAATTTTTCACCATCATAACTGTTATCTCCTGTATTTTTCCAGTCAATAGTTGTATCTAATCCTTCTAGTTCTTCTAATTGTTCGTTACTATCTAGTTTACGTCTTGTAAATCTGCTAGCTGGAACTCTGTATGCAAGTTCTGTTTTTGGCCTATCCATACCGTCTTGTATAGGCTTGA